AGATCCGATAAAAAAATGAGCGGGGTTTTGGCAGAGCTTATTATCACAAGTATGTAATACATAGTCATGGTTATTTAGGCTTCTTATACTCGGAATTAATCCTGCAATATAAGCAGCTACTCTATGAGCACTTCCTTGTTCTCTAGGAGAATTAAATTTAAACACTCCATAACCACTAGCAATAGAAGGGGACTTCCAGTTCCAGCACTCAGCCTCCTCTTTTTTATCTACTTTACGCCAGTAATTTTTTAGTTGGTTTTCTGTTAACATGGCATCTACCTTTTTTACGGGAAAAAAAGGGGCGGATTGTACCGCCCCACAAGCGTAACTAGTTTTACCTAGTCAGCCCACTCCCCAAGAATCGACTCCATAGTGGTCGGTGTAGGGGTAGCAGATGCTTTCTTTTCTCGTACTATAGGTTCTGCAGTCTCAACTGCTTTAGGCTTAGGTGCTTCTTTCTTTATGAACTCTAATTCTTCAGGCTCTTCAGATCGTGCAGACTTAGCTGAAGCTGGTTGGAATGACATAGTAACTGCCATTTTAGCCTCTGGAGATTTGCCATGTGTAGTAACAGCTTCCAGCTCTTCTATCTCTAAAGCACGAACTGCTCTAAATACCATCTTAGGTGTAGCTGAATCTGTATCAAAGCGCATCTCAGTTACTACATCAGTAATATTAAGACCGTTTGAACCTAACAACTTAGCGTACTGCATAAGAGGCATCTTGTTGTTCTCACCCTTACCGAATAGAGAAGTAGCGGCTAGAGATAGTTCATACAGCTCACCACTGATAGCATCGTTCTCTAACAGTACAGCCAGTCTATGTGTGTAACGACAAGCTCTACCTGATCCTTGTTTTGCAGACCCTGCAATGTTTTGTGGGCATGTTGCACAGTTTACAGATTGTGCAGACTCACTGTTCTTATCAGGTTGGTCTCCATCATTACTCCAGCAAGAAGGAGCAGTTACTACACCCTCTTGATAAGCCGCAGAATAAAACTGCCTAGATGTTTTTGGAGCTGCCGCCGCAATGATAATGTTCATTGCTCTATCTTCGTTCTTAGCAATCTCTTGACCGCCTACTACCATACGAAAGATATTACCTTTGATTGAGATACGTCTAGTGCTAGTACCACCCATAAGGGCTCTAGTAGTTTCACTCAGCTCTACGTTTCTAAAATGTGCTGGTACTGCACCGCCATTTTTAAAGATACTCATTTCATTGCTCATTGTACTTCCTCGTTTGGTTGTTTTTTGGTTATGGTATTTTTTAAGCGTAAGAACTCTGCCACATTAGTAGCACTGTATACTGGCCTTTCATTGGTAACAACAGTACTACGTACACCTTTATAGTAGGTGTCGAGTGCCCCTGCCTGTCTAAGCCTACGTAGTGTCCTGCTGGAGAGACCTAGTATCTTACTAACTTCTGCTCCCGTCAAGAAAACTTCTTCCTCATCCATTTACTTTCTCCTAACTGTGATGCTATAACGACTATCTACGTTCATACCGGGTGGCATGAGAGTAGGATTTTCTTCTAAAAAGTTTTTCATATTGGTTTGGTGTACCCTCTGTTCCATTAGGTCTAATGCATCATTATCTTTAATGAATTGTTTCATGCTCCCCCAGTCTGAAGTCCAGTACCTAGTTTTAACTGTTTTAAACACACTACCTGCAGGTGTACGTAACCCCTCGGCACCCATTTCTTTGCACATCTCTAACAAGGCTTGCGTAATAATATCTTGCTGTGCCTTGATAGCACCTTCTTTCTCATCAAACTCTCTTTGGAGTTTTACTAGTGCATCACGCATCTTTATATAGACCGTAACTAATTGTTCTGCGTTCATCATTGTCTCCTATTCTATTGGTAGGGCTAACTCAGTGTTTGGTAAAGGTACAAGCATCTCAGGTGTTGGTGCTCCACTATCATGTAAAATAAATGTAGCTGGTGCATTCGGTCCTACTATGGCTGTCATACCACCTACGTCCATAACCTGTGTGACCCCATTACCGCCCATATCTAATATGTTGTACCCATTAGCTGTAGGTACGATGGCTTGCATAGGCTGTCCCGGCGTTAGTACAAGTGCCGCCGCTACAGATACAGTTGGTGCTAATAACATTAAAAATAATATGTTCTTCATATCGTTCTCCTAGTGTAATACTTCAGGTGTATTTAAATAAGCACGTATCTCTTTAGCAAGTACGCCTCGTTCATTTATTTCACAGCTTCTAATTAAATTCTCCAGAGCTTGTACAGTTGCAGTCTTATAAAGGGTATCTAAGACATTCATAAAGTAGTCAGCATTTGGCTCATCGACTGGTACACTAATCCCTATACCTAGATCACTCTCTAGTAGCTTTACAAGTACGTATACCCCCTCACCATCTTCATCACCCTCTTCTTCTATTTCTAGTATTTCTAAGTCTTCGTTCATTCTAATACCTCTTTAAATAAATCTAATAGCTTCGTTTGGGAAGCCCCTTTGTTCTCCAGTACGCCTAGTACCTTCTTCTCTACTGAGCTTCCTATTAAATGCACGACTGTACATCTGTTAATCTGCCCTGCTCTGTGTATACGTGCATTAGCTTGTTTGTATGTCTCCAATGATAGGGTCATACCCCACCAGATAATTGTGTTAGCCGCATGTAAAGTAACACCATGCGCCGCCGCTTGTGGTTGAATAACTAGTATGCGTGGGTCTTTGCTAGTCTGAAACTGATTGAATATCTCCGCCCTCTTACCAACACTTACCCCACCATGTATTATGTCTACGGTATGCCCTGCATCTGTCAGAACTTTCTGCACCATCTCGATAGTATGCCTAAACATAACGAACACGATCACCTTGTGCGCTGTCTCATCAATAATACTTAGTAGCTCAGTAGATCGGTTCTTAACATCAAACTCAATAACCCCACCTGTATCTGAGTACACAGCACCTGCTGATAGTTGGAGCAATTTGTTCAAAGCTACCGCTGCGTTCGCCGCAGATATCTCCTCACCTCCTGCCATCATAAGCATCTCTTTCTTGAGCAGCTTGTAGTACTTCTCTTGCTGTGCTGTTAACGGTACATCTCTGGTCTGATACACAAGTTCTGGTAAGTCTAAGCACTCTTCCTTTGTGTACCGTATGGCAGGTTGTAAGATGCTATGTACTATCTCCTCTGCCTCTGGACGGTTCCTAAACACAAACATAGACTGCCGTAGTTGTACTAAATCCCTGAATGCATTGAACGCTCTAGGCACACTCTTGGGGTTCATTATCTTAGCTAGTCCATAGGCATCTACCGGAGACTGCGCCGCAGGTGTACCTGTCAGTAACCATAACCACGTATCATCCTTGATTAGTTTGTTCAGCACTTTCCAACGCTTAGTAGCTACATTCTTAAGATGTGTTGCCTCATCCACTACGATCAGATCAAAGCCCCCTGCATCTATCTCATCTTGAACAATCTCTACACCATCGTAATTGATAATAATTATCTCAGCACTACCCTTAATAATCGCAGCTCTCTTATCACGACTGCCATGTGCTATCTCTACTGATCGGTGCATGACTGTCCTGAATAAGTCCCTACGCCAAGCGGCATCCATAATGGATAGAGGGCAGATTACTAGCATACGTCTTATCACACCCAGCTTCATTAGGTAGTCTGCCGCCCAGATAACAGAGTTGGTCTTGCCTGTGCCCATTTCAGATAGACAGAACGCCTTCTTATTTAGGGTCAAGAACTCTGCTGTTACCCGCTGGTGGTCAAAAGGTTTATACATGCCTGTCCACTTATACTGAGTACGGATAGGTGATGGCACATTAGGGAGTTTCATGTTGTTTAGTATATGCGCTTCACCTAAACCAAAATTAACCCACACTTCTCCTTCAGCTACCAGCCTACTTCTATCAATCACTGACGTAATAGCGTCAGGGTCATCAGTTTTTATGGACAGGAGTTTGTCCTGTTTAACTTCTATTATCATTATTTATCCTCTACAGTCCCTTATGGGGACGAGTCAGTAAATCAAATTATTCGTCTAGTATACTTAGTAATGGGTCTCTTGTCAATGGGGTCTCATGCATCCACTTGCGTAACTGATTCTTACAGTTTTTCCTTTCTTGAGACTTAACCCTTATTGCCATCTTACAAAGTGCATCTATATGACGGTCTATTAAACTCTCTGGCAGTCCTGCATCAACTGCCATAGTCTGCACGGATTTTACCGCTACCTCTATCTTCATTTCTTTTTACCTAGAGGCTCATTCTTTTTTACTGTGTGGTCTGCATTACGTGAGAAGGATCGGTTTTGTGAAGGGGTTCTTAGCCTTAAGTTAGCCGCTCCATTACCTGCTTTAGTACCTTTGATATGGTCTATGTCCTTACCCGTTCTGTTTACACCCGCTTTGTCTGCCGCTCTCCTAGCACGTTGCCTTTCCATCCTAGCCTCATGTGCACCGGGACGACTCTTCTCCAGCTCTATCTCACGAGCTACGTTTCTATCTGCTTTGTTCTTGTATGGCATCTTCTAGTTCCTTTTGTTTTACTGCTTCATTATGTATTATCTGGTCTATCTTTAAGTTTTCATACTCAGCTTCAAACAACCTATTCATATTAGGCAGTAAATCTTTCAGTAACTCAACTCTACTTATCCCCATTGTATCTCCCATTATGTATGCATCGTATAGCTTGACACCACTGACGGCACAAGCCATTAGGCTTAGTATTAAAGATACCTGTTTCGTAAGCTACCTCACGCTGAGTGAGGACTTCTTTTAGCTTGTCAAATATCTCGAATCGTTTATCATACGTGTACTCAGCTTTTATTATCTCTTGTGCCACTACAAACAGTAGCATACCTTTAATAACTTTAAGAGCTGGGTACTTTAAGAACACCGCCGCAGCTAGTAGTGCAAGCTGCTTAGTGTCTGCATACTTGGCAGACTTACCTGTCTTATAGTCCACAATATACGCCTTACCTGCCGCCTCGTCTACAATAACTAAGTCGGCTATACCTCTCCAATACCTATCCTCTGCCTCAAACTCGCACAGTGCGTACTCTCCATCTTCTAACTTAATGCCCAGTTCAAGCTCACAGAACTTATCGCCATTGATATTATTTAATGTATCAAGGTAGCTCTTAATATAGTTGTACTTCTCAGGCAACGGGGTGCTTGATCCTATATAGTGTTCTGCCGCTGAATGAACATCCTTACCATACAGTGTAGCATCTGTATCAGTAAAAGGGACGTACTTTAAAACCTTATGGGCTTCATATTGTTTTGGGCAAGTGGTAAACTGGCTCAGTGAACTGTATGAGAAGCTAGGTGTTTTCATCGTTGGTGTTTAATTATGTTATCACCCCAAAGCTCTGACTCTTTATAACACTCAGTGCATATCTTTAGATTAAGTGAGTAGTATTGTCGGAACCTTGAGCACTTATGTGGAGGGCAGAACCATTTCTTAAATAGTTTTCTCATTTCTGTTGCATCTCAGTTAGCTTAGCCCTGTAATGAATAGCTTTATCGGCATCTCTAATTGCACCGGGCTTCTTCCCATCCCGCATTGCATACTTAATAAAATTACCTTTGAGGTACCCCCTAAATTCTTCTTCTGTTAATGCAACTTCCATAACATCCCAAGGTTCTATGCTCATTTTCTTATAATGATCTCCTTCCACCTGTGTATCACCAACGCTTTCTTTTATTTTCCACATGGGTTGTACTGTTGTTTCTTCATTCATCATATAGTCCTCTCTGCTGTGTGCATTTTTATATGTTTTTTTATCTTATTTATATCCGCTTCTAATTCTAATAAAACTCTGTCGTCTGACTTTCGTGTGTCTTCCCACACATCTTTTAAGTCTTGCATCCACTCTACCGCTTCTATAAGTAACTCTCTCTCTGTATCTACCCTAATTCTTACTCCGTCTATAGCATATTTAACACCCACTGTAACATCACGCCATCTTCCAAAGAACTCTCTTTCTTTATCCCATATCTCTAGCAACTTTCTCATCACCATCCACTCCTCTCTGCGCTCTCAGTACATTCTTTACTACACCACCGCCTACCGTCTGTTATAGGGGCGTCACATTCCCAGCATTGCCCCGACTGATTAGGAAAGATGTCTAATTTAGCACCTTTTGCCATCTCTATCTGCTTGTCTAGTATAAGCTGGGCTTGGTCGTTGGCTTTATCTGCAATGTCAGCCATATCTTTCTCTTGCTTTAAAAGGGTTCTTTTTCTTACGGTTCTTGTTCGATTGTTTAAGTGCCATCTTATCCTGCATCTTTATTTGTTTATTTTAGTTGCATTACTCTCTAAGTACTTTACTGTTCTTAACCTAGTCATACTTAATCTAGTTACCCATCCTGATATAGAATCTAATATACCCCCCATCTCATAGGTTATAGTTTTTTTTGTATTTAGCGCTTGCTCTTTAGATGTAGCCCATCTGCAGTTGTCGGGGGAGTACCCTTTAGCCCCATCAATCCTATCCAATGATAAGTTCTCAGGGGCTTCGCCCATATCAATAACAAACTGTTCAAAGGAATGTTCCCATCCACTACATACTTTAACACCTACTGCGCCGTACCTATACCAATCAGCCCTATTAGGATTACTACATCTATCTTTCATGGCTTGCCATATTCCGTATGTTCTGTCTGCATACCCTTTGATGCGGCTATTACTTCTACCATGAGTCCTATTACTTTCACCTATAGCAGACCTTTTTCTACAGCCACAAGATGTAGTGTTTCCTGATAGCAGTCTGTGCCTAGGTATTTTGCTACTGGTGTTTCCACAAGAGCACTTACATATACACTTTGTGCCCTCCTGCGATATAACAGTTAACCTAGCATACACATTACCTACTACATTCTCTTTACTGTATTTAGCCATACTAACCTGCGTCTTTTAAAGACTTCCCATACCCTCCTTCACAAGCCAATGGTATATCAGGCATCCAGCTAGGCGGGGTTGTCATTTCTTTAGATAAAAACTCTAAAGCTTTTTCAGCTTCAGCTTCAGGGGCTAATATATAAATACTATCGTGTATTGTCAATACAATATCATACTTTTTTGATATGCGTACCATTGCTTCTGACATAATGCATCGGGCTGTACCCTGCACTAGATTGTTTGTTAACTTACCGCCGTATAGTCTATCATAGCCATTGCGTAGTTTGTACTTATATCCCTGCTCTCCTGTCTTCTCATCTATAACATTAGCAAGTTGTGGATACTGCATGTACATACCTGATGGGAACCTAATACCTTTCTTACCCTCTACTTTATATAGACCCCCAGTGCCAAACGTGTACTCCCCGTTCTCGGCTATAGTTTTAATAGCAGTAGTACATAATTTCCATAGATTAGTAACGCCTGTATAAGTAGCTCTGTATAGGTCAACGATCCGCTTAGACTCTACCTCGCCTAAGTCTACCCCCGAAAGAGTTTTTATTGCCAGCCTTAGCTTGGTAGCCCCCACCCCAAATATTAATGATAGCTGCGATTGCTTACCTATAAACCTTTGTTCTTTAGTAACCTCATCATAGGGAACATCAAAGGCTTTACTAGCAAACTCTTTATATAAATCCCCACCCTCACCTAATAACCTTAGTGCTTCTGTCTCACCAGCTACCCACATACCCACACGTAGTTCTATGTTTGATAAGTCAGCACCTACTATTAGATAGCCTTCAGGGGCTATGATCGCTTCTTTAAGCATGCTTCCTCTAGGTAAGTTCTGGAAGTTCACCTTCTGCCCACCACCCGCAGACCATCTACCTGTAGCCGCACCATAGTAGTTAAGGGGGATAGGTAGCCTACCCATACGATTTGCAATGCCTATAAACCGCTCAGTGCGTGTCTCTTCTATAGTAGACTTAACTCCTAACCTAGCGGCAACCAATGCTTGTACTACTAAACTAGGGTGCTCAAGTAAGTCCTTCAACCCATCATCTGTCTTAGCAAACGCATAGGTCATCTTACCTGTCCTAAGAGATAACTTCATTGGCACATCTACCCCATAGTATTCTAACAACTTAGCGAACTTAGGGTTACTCATAATCTCAGACTTATCAGCAGATACTTGTTCTAGTATAAACTCCTTGGCTCTCTTCACTTCATACAAGTGACTCTCCAGTATAGCCATATCTACCATCAACCTCGGCACCACACCCATCTTAATGGTCATATCTATCAGACTTAACTCAGTGGCGTTGTAGTGGGTTATAAGCTTTTGGAATAAGGCATAGGTTAACTCAGTATCATTAATACAATACTCTCCATACTTAGCTAACTCAGCCGCAGTAAAGTCCTTTAAGTGCTTACCCAATGCATCTACTACCTCAGTACCTTTCTCTCCTAGCTCATAATGTGTCGCTAGTTTAGCTAGGCTTCCCCCTACCGATATGCCATGTATAGCTCTAGCCATAGATAGAGTGTCGATATATCTAGCAGGGTAAATGTTAAACGCAAGAGACAAGATGCTGGCATCAAAGAAACAGTTGTGTGCTATCAGGGTAATGTCTTCCCAATTAAATTGATTGAGCACTTTAGTTATCTCTAATTGACTGCCTGTATGCCACGCCGTTGGTGTATCCCCTAACTTAATAGACAGTCCAATAACTTCAAACTCATCACCATTTATATACTCTTCTGTAGTAAGTTTAGATAGGCTGTATGATTTGGAATAGAAGCTCTCAAAATCTATCGACATTAGTTGCATTATCTATCCCTCAAACATAACCCTTTAGACTTTAATACGTCTTCTATCTCTCGCACAGTTACCTTACCTATATTATTTTTTGCCCTTAGCTCAGGCTTTGTTAGTTTAATTAAATCCCCAACACGTTTAATTCCATGCCCTAATAGACTATTACATGCGTAAGCAGTTAATACAAGGTCCTCTATCAGTATGTTTTGCCTTGGGTCATTATAATATCCTTGTGATACCTTAGCTCGTTCCTCCAACATTGCATCTGCGTAGGCGTAAGCTGACTTAGTTAATACATCCTTATTCTTGGAGTGTTTACCATGAAACTGTGCCTCTGGGTCGCAACCCATGTACTGAATAAACCCCTGCATAGCCGCTATAGCTATGGTGTCTCTTAATGTTATCTCACTCATCACTCACCCCAGTTCTCTTTGTTTCGTTCCTCGTAGTACTCATCTATAAAGAACTTAAAGGTATCCGCAAACTTTAAGTCCACAGTTTTAACATAGGCGTGTATCCCTTCTGCATATAACGCCCACTCTTCGTTGTACCACTCCTCCATATCAGTAGGTAATGACTTGATATAGGATTTTAAATCTTCTAAATCTATTGTTATTTTACTCATCACCTTTCTCCAATCCAATTAGACCAATAATATTTATAAATAGTAAATACACCAAAAAACCATTTCCCGATTGCTACCTTTTTTAACCCTCTATACTCAACTTCAGGTTCCCATTTATCAATAACAAATCTACATCTAAACGTATCGCTGTTTAAATCTTTCATTCCTCACCTCCAGTTATACCGTGCATCTTCTCAGCCCACTCAACACCAGCCCAGAAACTTTCAGCGTTAATTGCGTCATCATTAGTTCTAAAGCCGTATGATATTTCTTCACAAGTCAAAGGCTTTTGCTCAGGTTCTGCAAGTAGTTCTACTAATTTTGTTGCTGTAGAAAATGGCAATTCCATCATTGTTATTTCATCATCGTATATTTCTTGCAACAACTCTCTTTCTTTACTCATAATCTTATTTCCTCCAATGATATTGTATGTTCTCTACCTAGATTATTAACTACAATTCCTGTCCCTAATGTCCACCCACACGCTTCCTTAAATCTAACTACGTGCACATACAAGATGGTATTTGGGGAATGTGGTCTATGGTATTCTACTACACGACCGACATGTAATTGCTTCAACAACTCTCTTTCTTTACTCATCGTCATCCTCCAATACCGTGCATTTTCTCAGCAAACTTAATGCCGTTTACAAAAGCTTCTCTTGTAACATTAAGCATTGATTGATTACCCACGCTTATTTGTTGTCGTGTTAAAGGCTCACGCTCTGGTGGTGCTGTCTGTTCAGGTTGGGTGAGTAGTTCGTCTATCTCATTAATTAATGTGCTGTGTTCAACAAACATTCCTAAGGACGATAGATACATTCTGCATTGTTCTAACAACTCTCTTTCTTTACTCATTACCTTCTCCTTTTTCGTGTGTACATGCTGGTTAATGGTCTAAACCAAATGTCTTTTGGGAATGGTGTTTCCCATTGAAATCGCTTCTGTCTGTTATAATCAAACCATGCTTCAATTCGTGTGTTGGGTATCATTTTCATTCCTTACCTCCAATGTCGTGACACTTCTCTGCATATAAAGCCCCATCTTTAAACCCTTCTCTGTAATCTTCACTACCGCAGACATCCATAATTTCCAATCCTAAAGGCTCACGTTCTTGCTCAGGTTGTTCCAATAGTTCTTCTACTTCACAACTTAACTCGTGATCCAACCATCTAGTTGCTAAAATCTTTTTCAATAGCTCTCTTTCTTTACTCATCACACACCTCCTGTTACAAACTCTATATCATTTCTGTTCAAGTATTCCAGCCTTATAAGTGTATATTCGTCCAATTCAGTTTGATTGGCGATACATTGGTCCAGTTTACAAAATGGTTCGTCTTTATAATGGTTGATGCAGGTACAAAAGTAACACTCAATCATCACACACCCCACTCTATAAAGAAATCACAGTTAGTATCATCACCATTCAGTTCAATACTTGCGTCCATAAACCATCTGTATGGGTCAGTACCATCTATCTCAATAGTTAAGTAGCGTTGACATACGTTCTTTTTATCGCACATTGACCCTACACACCTAGATGTGTCATTGTTTAAGGGACTGCTCATTTGATGTAGTTTCATTTCGCTCTCCAGTACATACTATGTATTGCTTTGGTGCATCTTCTTATAGGTGGTACAACCTCAAATGTATATTTAGAATCATCTTTAAACTTACCGTCTCTCTTGGCTTCTAAGAACCATGCTATACGGCACCTCGGATTTATAACCCTCATCACCTTCTCCTACTTAAAGTCACCACCGCATAGATAGGGAACAATAGAATGTTCACCGTTACCATCACCAGTACAAAGAACCAAATTAATATCAGCTCGAACACCTTCATTACTTGTACCCCATACCTGATATAAAGTTTGTTAACTTATCTACGTTCTCTGCATTAATGCACACACCTACCCCACCGCTTGCTTTAATCCTAGTCAGCTCACGTTCTTGTAGAGCTGTAGGTTGTAGGTTAGCCGCCTTACATTCAATGGCTAAGAACTCGCCACGAACACAGCATATTATATCTGGTATTGCTGATCTGCCATACCCATTAGCCGCTGGAAAGAAGTACCATACACCTGCATCTTCCAGTATCTTCTTAACCATAGCCTTTACTTCGCCCTCTTTAGTTCTCATCTATCTCTCCATCCATCTCATAATGATCCCCTACACGTGGTGGGTTCTCACCTGTTATCTTAAGCCAGTAGTCTAATAGAGCTACACCCTCTAACCACCCTGCTGGTGGGTTCTTTGTCTCTTGTTTCACACTACTTAGCGTACCTATAGCTGTGTCAGTCTGCCTAGCAATCTCTGACAAGCCACACCCTTTTGCATACAGCACTTTTATCATTAGTGCAAAGTCTAAGTCCCTAACCATATACTTTACCTATACCTCTACGTTCTTTATCACAATGGGCTGTTACTTTCTTGTTCTTCCGTCTTAAAAGAATTGTCATGAGAGCATTGCCTGTTATTGTAAAACCTTTCTTCCTCTTCTTGCCTCGTGCATCTATATTATAAAACGCTAAGAGTTCTCTTACATAGGGAGACCATTCATCAATAGCCTTTTTATCGTATATGACAGTACCATCTAAGCGTATATACATGTGAGGAGGCATCTTGTATGTCAACGTATCTCTAACCCTAATCAGTTGGGTACTAGTCACACCAATAAGTTTTGCTATGTCTTTGAACGCATAAGCTTGTGCGTTGGCGTAGGGTACAGGTTTCGAGGGGGGTAGGGTTAAAGCGTACTTTTGTTTACTTAGTGCTAATTCTTTTTTAGCTTCTGCTCGCCTTACTTTCTGAGCCTCAGATATTTTCTTTCTGTTCTCACGATACGAAATTTTACTTATCCTATTAGCCTTAACCTTGTTAGCGGCATACCATTTGTTAGAGACAATAGCCATCTGTGCCTTTCTCTCCTCTGTTAAAGTCTTCCTTACTTCTCTAGCCTTAGCATTGCGTTGTTCTTTTTTTCTTGCTATCTCTTCCTCACTCATGATATATTTTGTTTTCATTGTATTACTCCTCGTTGTGCTGTTTTGCGCTCATAAGGGGTTACAGTTCATATGTAACCCCACTCTTTTATCACACCCCTTTAATTGCATCTACCAGTGCAGATAGTATTACCCCTACTATCACTACTACACCTAACACAAACCACATAATATCTTTCATATACCCTCACATTTGTTGTACTACATATACATCTTCATCTAACTTCATACCTACATCAGGCACAATATCACCTATCGCACATAGTTTAAGTAACGCTATCCTCTCTGGTACAGGAGGGTCAAGATCAGACACATCACTAAACTTAACCACATCCCCCTGCTTCTGCACCACGTTATCCATAGAGGTAGCTATCTTAGACTTCAAGTCTACCCTTATTGTCATTAGTCCACCCTTATCACAGAACCAAATGGAGGTACTGTATGTTTGTTATTGACCATCACCCATATAACAGGGCATTC